ACCTTCATGCATATGTTTTACGTCCTTTTTTAATCCTGTAATATATCCATAGATAGCAAGTAAATGCTCTCTTGTATTCTTTGGTCTAAGTTTATCTCCGTTAGGCATTATATTCTCCTACTAGCAATAATTTTTTCTTCTGGTGATAGTAAAGCTTCTTGTGTACGTGTCAAGTTAGTATTTGGATTCACATTTACTCTTGCTGTTTGTACGACAGGCATTGCCATATTAGGTAATGGTGGTGTTTGTATTGGTGCTTCACCAAATATATTTTTAATACTATCAAAATTAATTAATGGTTCTTTTGGTTCTTCTAATAGTGTTTCTTTAGGTTCAACAACATTTAATTTTTTATTTTTATATTCTCTTACAACTTTTTTAAAATCTAGTTTAGGATAAAAATAATTTCTGTTAGCTATTTCATTATTTTCTCTTGCAAATTTTTGTGCATCTTTTAATCTTTTGTCCATTCTACCTTCATATCCTGTGTATGGAATATTTTGACCTCTTAATAATCTAAATGCATTTTTAGAAGATATACCTCTATCTTTCATAACTTTTATTAAATCACTTCTTTTAGCTCCAGCTGCAAGTGCATCTTGTAACACAATGTAAAACTCTTTGTTAACTTTTAATTTTTCATCTTGTATTTGTCTAAACTCATTCACTAAAGCTTCTGGTCCTCTTTGTCTAAAATTTTGTAAACTAAATAATTTTTCTGTTGATGTGACTAGTCTAGATTTTTTATTGTAATCTGTGACTTTGTATTGCATACTTCTTGGTACATCTACGTTAATTATTCTAACACCAGATAACAATGCAAGTAATTCATCCATCAAGTTTGCAGGAGTTCCACCTCTTTTAATATCACCTTGAAGTGCTTGATATGTTTTATCAACAGTTGTAACAGCTCCTGGTTCAACACCTCTGATAATATGTGTTAAACTTTTTAAAACTTTTTCACCACCTGAGTCAGTTGGTGAATAAACTAAAGCTCCTGTTTTTGTAACACCGCCTCTATTACCAACAAATAATTCTGATGGTAATACATCTGTAAATCTTTCAAGAGCAATTGATTGTGTTAAGAAAGGATCTAGTAAAGTTCTTACTGGTCCTCTATCACCAAAGAATAAATCAAATACAGTGGACTCTACATCTTGTTGTTTTAAATTACCTTCTTCTATTGTTTTAAACAAAGCTTCTATTGGTTGTGTTACGACATCATAAGGACTGAAGTATGAAAAGTTTACAGCTTTACCCACACCATCTTTCCATTTGTTTATCGGTAAGATAGTTGCTCTTGAGTTCCACGGTGCAGCTAGACTTCTTTTATATGCTTCTAGTTGTTCTATCGTAACTCCAGATAAACCACTTGCTAAACCTAATACTCCTTTTGATGCACCACCTAAAACTGTATAAGCACCTAATAGTCTTCTAAGACCCATCTGTCTCATTTTAGGATTTGCAGATGTTGCTTCTTTTGCACCTATAGTTAAAATATTAAATGTAGTTCTAATCATTTCTGCAGGGAAAGATACAAAGTTACCAAATGGTAACTTTCTTAAATTTTGTATTACTTGTGGTACTTTACTGTACGTTGGATATGTATTTCTAATATACCATGCAGCAGCTTCTTCAGTTGCCTCATCCAATGTTTTTAATTTGCCAGCATTTACACCAAAGTTATTTCTTTTCATAAACTCTCTACCAACTATTTCTTTGTACCATTTACCTACATCATCTAGATTATTAAACAAAGGTCTTAGTTGAGCAGTTACATAAGTGTGACCATACCACTTCCATAAGTTATCACCACCTGCATATACTCTTGTTGCAGTTTTACCAAAGTTACTTAATTTTTGTCCCACGTTTGATGCAAACTCATCATTCATAGCAAACTTACCCTCTGACAATGAACGTATAAGTTTATCTAAACTTGTAATTCCTCTTGTATCTTTTATCTCTCTAAGAACTGCTTGTAGTTCTGATGCTACAATGTTTTCATCAATAACACCTAGTTCTATTTTTCTTCTTATGTTATTAAAAAATTGTTCTTCATTTATTGCCTTACCTGCACCAAATATATCATCAGCTACCATTTTAATTGCTTCAGGCACAGATGCTCTACCACCTATATGTCCATTTGCTAACGGAAATAAACCAGCAGATGTTACGTTTCTAACTTGTGTTACTGGAGATAGAACAGTTTTACCATACTGAGCTGCTACTTTTAATTGTAAAAGATTTCTGTAAAAACCAGATTGTATCCATCTATCCAAACCTTTATTGGTTCCTCTAAATGCTTGTACTAATTCTGGTGTTGCATAAAGTTTTGACATACCTGATTTCATTAAACCTAAACTTTTTAAATCACCTATCTTTTGAGTATCAAAAAATCTTTTAGCAGTTGCTGCACTTTCGCTTGAAAAGAGCCATCCTTCTTTTAATCCTATGTCTGCAAGTTTATCCATAGACATTTTATTTATAGATTGTGTGATAGCATTATTAGATGTTAACATTACAGAAGATCTTAAATTATTTTCTTCACCTAATAATTTTTTAATTACATCTGGTAATTCATCGCCTGTTCTAACTAATGTATCTAATCTTAAATCTTTCTTTGCTATTCTTCTTATAACATTCAATGGATCTGCACCATCTTGTTTACCAGCTCTAAGTATGCCATCCACAGTTGTTTCAGCCATTTCTTTTAAAGCTTGTTCGTTTGACATCTTTGGTGTCTTCAATGTCTTAATAGCAGATTCTCTTAAATCTTTATTTGGTTTTATAACGTTATTTAAAACCCAACCAACTGCACTATCTTTTATTTTTTTATCTGGTTGATACGCAGGATTTGTAAATATAGAAAAAGATCTACGCATGTATGATTTTAAATTTTTTAAAACGTATTGTTTCAAATCACCTTCAGGTAATAAATTACCAAAAGTTTTTTTAATTCTAGCTAGTTCATCACTTAGTCCTTGAGCCGTGGCTTGTAATTCTTTTGGCAATGCAGACTTTTGTGTTTGTCCTTTTAAAAAAGATAATACTTGATCAAGATAATAATCTTGACTTGCTTTAGATGTAGTGTTTGTATTGTACTGACCTTCAAAACTTTTAGCTAAGTCATACGCTTTCTTTTCAACAGACTCTAAATATTTTTCTATTTTTCTTTGATCACCCTTGATAGCTCTTGCTGCATCAGATGTTATTTGATAACCAAGTCCTGTTTGTTTACCAAGAGATCTAAAGTAAGATAAAAAGTTATCTAATCGTCTTAATTTTTTTTCTACAGGATCTAAACTATCTGTTGAAAACAATCTCCACTTTGCAAACTCTGGTAATTGTTTTTTAGGATTACCAGTAATGACTGTAGACAAAGCTTTATCTATTACAAAATTACTTGCGTTTCTTATTTTTCTACCAACAGGTGCTGGTATTGCTTTTGCTCCAAGATACGTGACCGGTGCCACAACACCCTTGTCTATTGCTTTTAGACCTATACCAGCCACTTTAGCTCCCGGTTTTAACAATCCATATTTTATACCTAGACCCAAGGGTTTACCTAACAAAGTAAAACCTGCACCAAATGCAGCACCTTCTGCACCATATCTTACCCTATTTCTTATTCTAGCTAATGCAAGTTCTCTGCCAGATAACCCTTCTGTATTCTCTAGAGGTATCGCGGTAGATTCTCTGTCTGGTTCCGATGCAATAAAATCTGTAGCCGCAAATGCAGTTGACATGTAGCCAATTCTTTTTGCTGCATTGATTGCTTTGTCACTTTTCTTTTTTACTTTTCTTGCTTTTGATAATGCTTTAACTCTGTTTAATACTTTAAATACTCCACCACCTGGTACACCATATTGTGTTAATAATTTTACAACTTCTCCTGTAAGTGTTTCAGGATCTTTTATTTTATTTTCTTCATAAACTCTAGTAAGATCCTCTGTAAGATTGGTGCCCGCTGCGATGTCAATACCAGACGTTAATAAATCACCAACAGCATAACCTAGATCCTGAACACCACCAAACAAACCTTTTTCTACGTCTTGAAAAAAATCTATGTAATCTTTTTCTTTTGGTCTATCTCTACCCTCTGCAAGATCAGTTACTCTTGGTAACCTTTCATCCATTAATGTTTTTATTTGATAATTCCTTAACGGAGTATTACTCATGGTCATGAGTAAATCAGCAGCACCTTTCCATGTAAACTTTACAGGTTTAGTTCTTTTATTAAGAGTATTTTCTACTATCTTTCTAGCAGTATTCTTTTCTATTTGTGAGGGTTGTTTTTTAAGAAATGGATCAGCCATTTTAACCCTCCTGTGGTAGAGTCAAAGTTACGTCGTATTGTTGGTTGAATTGATCCACATCTTGTTGAGTTCTTATTTCTGCAAAATCTAATAAAGCTTGTTTACTGTTAGCTAACAATTGAACAACTTGATCTGATATAGAGTTTGGTAATCTAGATCTTAGTTCTGCGTATGTTAAATCTTGTGCTGGTGATTCTTGAATAGTTTGTGATGTTTGTTGAGGAGCTGCCATACCAGTCATACCACCAACATTGTATCCTGCTCTACCCCCATCAGCCATGTTTTGTAAAAATTCAAACTGTTTTAATGCTTCTTCAAATGCTTCTTGGTATGTCATACCTTTAGCCATGTTTGCATCAATTATAGTATTTAATTGATCTGTTTGTTCTAAAGCACCAATCTTTTCAATTAATGAAGACTCTTTTAATATGTTTGATTTAATCTCATCAATAGAGCCTAATCTAACTTCTATTTCTTTAATTCTTTGTTTTTGTTCTGCTGTTCTATCACTTGTTAGAACACCTAATAATTCTGATTGTTCAGTTTGTAATGCAAGTTTTTCATCGTCAAGACTTTTAATTAAGTTAGCTGTTTTTGTAGCTGCACCTGGATCATAACTTTTACCTGATACTCCATATTTCTTTTGAAATTCATAATCTTTTTCTAACAATGTAATATCGTTTTTAAGTTCTTCCGCTCTTGCAAGAGATTCTTGGTCTCCTTTAAGTTCTAACTCTTTAATTTCATTTTGAAGTTCCATTCTTTTTTCTTCAAAACCAGCATCTATTAATTTTTGTTGTTGATCTTTTTTAAACTCTTCACTTATTACATCACCTAAGATTGCTTGATCTAATTGTTTTTGATCAGATCTTTCTTGTGCTCTTGCTGTTTGAAAATTTCTAAATGGTTCTTTGGCTGCAGTTGCAGCTGTTGTAAATATGTTACCTCTTGGTGTTGCAGACATTAAATTTAAACCAAAGTCAGTTAAGAATGAAGAAACAGATCCAGGCATAAATGGAGTTGGTTCAGGATTTAATCTATCAAACATTGCTTTTCTTTCGTCAAACAATTGTTGAACTTTACCTGCATCTTGATATTGTTGTCTTGGTGCACTTAGTCCTGAAGTAATACCTTCATTGGCAGAACCACCCATTCTAAACATTGGTCTTGTTAAAATTCTTTTATTCATATTATCTAGGCTCCTCTAGGTCTCAAGGCTCCGTAAATACCTGCTCCAGTAGCCGCTGCACCTAATGCAGTTTGTAAGAATCCTGGATCTGGTATTTGTGATGTTTGTGTTCCTGATCCTGCCATTCCACCCATGATACCTGTAACAAGATTACCATATTGTTGTAATTGTTCTTGTGGTTGGTATGCAGCCATGCTTGTAGCTTGTCTTTGTGCATCAAGTTGAGCTTGTTGTTGCGCTTGATTCAATGCGCCCAATGAACCTAACGTTGAAATATCTCCTGATTGCAATCCAGGTAATGCAGAAGCTAATCCCATTTGATTCATGAAATTTTGTTGTGCAGATTGCTGTGCTTGACCGAAACCTTGTTGTAATAATTGTGCTTGTAATGCAGCTCTATCTCTATCTGAAGCTGCTCCATATTCTGCTAACGCAACACCTTCTCTTCCACCACCAAACGCACCAGAGGCTACCGCTTGGTCCCTGATTCGTTGTTCTTGAGATTGTGCTCGTCTATCAAATTCTTGTAATGTTGTATCAATAACTTGTTGTTGATACGGTGACATAAATTGTTGAAATGCTTGTGGACCAGTTGAAGCTTGCGCTTGTTGTAAAAATGGTTGGAAAGAACCTAGACCTGCTATTGCTCTTCTTTGTGCTTCTTGTTGTAGCGAATCTTGTTTTGCTACTTGTGGTGCAAGTCCTGCTAAATTTTGTTGTCTTGTTGTAAATGCTCTTGCAGCGTCTTGTCTTGCTTTAAATCCTGCATCTGTTTCACCAGGTTGTTTTGATAATCCTGCTATGCCTGTTGATACGACTGGTACACCAGTCATTGCTACGGCTTGTTTGGCGAGATCTTGACCTATATCTTCTACAAAAGGCGCCGGTCGTGATATTGTAGTTTCTGTTGCCATTATAATACTTCCTCTAATCTTTGTGATGTTTGAAACATTTCTCTAGCGCCATCTAATCCTTGCGATTCTTCAGATACGTCACCTCCGGATTCGAGGTTTTTCATCATGTTATACATGACTTCTGCGCCTTTGTCTATATCTCCCTCACCAGCATTTCTTACAGCATCAGCTGTAAATACAAATTCATTCTTAGATAGTCTAGCAGGTACATCGTCAGCTCTTTCCATTCTACCCATATCTACAAAACCACCTGTTTCTCTATAGTCTTTTTCTTGACCATCCATATCAATTAATGGCATAGTCTTTTTAGCTACTGGTTCTGCATCACCACCTTCTTGATAACCCATTCTCATCAGACCACCATCAGCTCCTGTTCCTCTAAATCTTGGTGCTAAAAAATTTCCATATCTATATTTATTAATATCTATACCTTGAGTTCTGTAATACTCATCAATATCAAAACCTTTGTCTTTATCTTTACCCACACCCATTGCATCTAAAAAAAAAGGAAGACCAAAACCTAACCCTATTTTACCACCTAAAGTTAGCTTACCACCACCTTCTCCCGTAGCCATACCAAATTTAGATAATATTTTTCCAAGTGGACTTAATTCAGTCATTGGTCCATCTGAAGTTGCCGCTGCAGCCATACGTAATGGGTTAAAACTTCCTTTACCAAAAAAACTTCCAATGCCTGCTCTTGCAGCAGGATTCATTAAAAACGGTGCTGCAAACAATGCCGCTTTACCAAACGGAGATTTAGCAATTTTTTTAACAGCTCTTGTTGCTTTCTTAACTAGCTTACCTAAGAAATACATTTGTCTTCCTGATTCAAGGTCCATGATTCCTCCTACAGGAGTATCTTCTATCATACCACCGTCCATGGCACCTGCTCTTAGTGCATCAAAATCAAATATAGAACCAGCGAATCTTGGAGCTATATTTGCGAACACACCTGTTGAAGGTGGTGTAGTATCGTCATCATTATCATCGCCACCTACATTACAATATGCTGGTGGGTTAGGCCCTAAACATGGGTCCTGTGGTTCGTTGTTTTCTCTACCTCCACCAAGTAATCCTCTATCCTCACCTATGTCTTGTTTAAGAGCATTCCATTCTTGGTTTGTATATAACTCACCTGTTTTAGGGTTAACTAAATCTTTAGGTTTTGGTAGATCCATAAAATTTCCAAGATCACCAGAAACAAATAAACCAGGATTATTTCTTTGAGTTAACATAAACTCAGAAAAAGTTTGTGGTTTAGCTAATATTTTATCAAAAGGTCCTCTTGTTGGATCTGTAAATATACCTCTTAATGTTTCAATATCAGTAATTCCTTTGGGTTCAAATGCTACCAACTCTTGAAAATCTTCAAAACTTAATTTTTTATCTTCTTCTTCTATTGCTTTTAATAAATCAGGAGGAATAGTAACCCCTTGTGATTGTAAATATCTTATATAAGCTTTTTCGTTTTTAGGATTATTTGGAAAAACATTGTAAAGAGCTTTTTGTGTAGGTGTTACAAATTTTTCTAAAAAACTTTTTTTCTGTTCAGGAGGGGCGTTTTTTATTACACCTCTAATAAAATCATCTCTCGCCGCTCTTCCTTCGTCACCTGTTACGTAACCTGTTTCATACATGTCACTTCCAGGAGGTCCTTTTCTTGTTCCACCACCTTTAACAGCTCCTGTTTGAGTTTGTATTGCTGAATAAGTCTGTCTATTATCATCACCACTTCCTTGATTTGAAAATGGATTGCCAGTGTTACTTGAAGGTGATTTATTAGAGGGTCCTTTTGATGCTCCACCTTTACCTGTTTTAGAATCACTACCTTGATAACCACCTGGTCCTCTATAACCTGGTCGTTTACCGTCTGCTGGTTTGTTTACTAATTGTTGATATTGTTGTGCGTTTGTAATGGCCATCGTTCTAGTATACTATAATTTTGTATCTCCTCCAAGTGGTAAAGCTTCTACAGTTACTTTAACATCTCTTTTAATATCGTCAGCTATAGTCTCTGTTTCAGGGTTTTGTACGTCTTGCATAGCTTCTGCGTCTGAGTTATACTCTTGTCCTGTTTTCATATTAGTTAATGTAACTTCTGTTTGTGGTGTAATAATCTTGACTGGTTTACCGTTTATTACTTCTATTCTGTACGATGCTTCTGTTTCTATAAATGACATATTAATCCCTGTTTATTTCTAATATTGATGCGATCACATCTGCTGCGCCGCTGGTTGCGTTTACCTTTAATATCTCACTTTCTTCCATAATTAAAGGCTCACTTAATACTTGTTCTTTTGCTTTAGAAGATAAACTTACTTCTTTATCTACTACGAAAGCTGTTCCTGATGCATTTGTTAATGTTACTTCAACTGTTGCTGTTGAGCTTGCATCTTCTGCTATTAAAAGTGATTTAACAATTGCTCTAGAGTTAGCTGGCACTGTATATAAAGTAGTAGCACCTGAACTTGTTAAACTTGTTTTTTTATTTGTATATACGTTAGCCACCTATAAACCAAGAGAATCTCTCTTGCTCCTGTTTTACTTCATCTAAAAATGTAGAATTTAATTGATCCTTCATAATAGTTAAAGCTCTGTTAATTTGTTTTTGGTTAGATACATCATATTCTGTTTTTGGTTCTGGTATTCTTATATTTATCTTTGTCATTATCTACGTCCATCTCCTTGTACATCCAATCTTAATGTACCAAATCTCCATTCTTCACCAGAACTATCATTTTCAATTTTAACATTTACAAATCTACCTCTAGCTCTTGTATCCTTTTTAATCGTACTTGAGGTAACTGTAAAGGGACTTAAAGACGTTGTGGTATCTGATTGTTGAGGATATCTTTTCACACCTAAACTTACTTTTGCATTACCTGTTAATGTTTTAAAATCTGGTATAAACCTTCTCATTGCAAGAAATACTTCACCAGCCACTTTAAGTCCTACTTGTTGACCTTGTCGATTTCTTTGTCTTTGTTCTAAATCTATATCATATGATTTTATAAACGATGTAACAGCTGTTGTTGATCCATCTTCATTAACTTGATCTGTACCAACTTCATGTTCAAAAAATTTTGTTTGACCTAAACCATCTTGACCTACAACAGCAGGAAAAGTACCATTACTTGATGCATCATATTTAGTTGCAAAAGGTTTTGGATATACGATTGCATCAATCCAAGAGGTCCTTGCTTCAGTGCCCGTGTACCATACACCACCTTTTATTGCTTCTCCATAATTAAATACAACATACTTATCATTATAACTTGCACTTGCTGATGGATAGTACCAAACTACTTCTGTAAATAAATTATTAATACCAGCTACAACTTGTTGTCCTTTTGTTGTATCAAAATTATCATAAACAAAATCTTCTACACTACATGGTAATGATTTAACTGTACCATCAAACATAAAGAAACCATTTGGTGATAACCAGAACGCAGCTCCATCTACTTCAACAACTGCATTTTTACCTATCAATCCACAGTTTGTACCTACTTGTTCAAAACTAAATGTAAAAGGAGCACCAACAAATTTCATTGTGTATAATGCGTTGTCTGTAAATACTAGAATAGTTTCTTTCGCTTTGATAGCACCAACTATTTTTGTGCCATCTTGTAATCTAAAATCACCTGCAGTGTTTATAGCAGTTGCTGTGTAATCATTTATATCTTCTTGATCAGAAAATCTAATGAACATGTCGTCTTGTGTTGTTGTATCTCCAATAGTTGTTTCAGTTCCAAAGTGACATAAGTGTCTAGTTGTTGGTGATACTAAAGTTAATCTTGATGCGGTTGGATTATTACCAGTTGCAAAGCCAGATGTTGTTAGAGATGCTCTTGTAGTTAAAGGTGTTGCAGCACCTGCGTTCCATGTAAATGTTTTACCATTTGCAACTGTTGCAATTAATACTTGACCAAAGTTATCTAAACTCCAAAGACCTGGTTCAAGAGTTACTTCTGATGCAAGAACTGCTTCGCCCCAATCAGAGTAATTAGTTGCATCTACAACTGCTGTGCCATCAGAATGAGCTGCCTTACTTGTTCCATCAACTTCTCTTGTAATTGTTGTTAAATTTGGTGACGATACACCTGTGTATGAAATTAATTCGTTTTCAACTAATATTCTTCCCGATGAACTAAAGTTTGTCGTTGCATCTAATGTAATTGAAGTTCCCGATCCACCTGTACCAGCGGTGTCATTTAACAACGCTCCATCTAAATTAGATGTTGCAGCTCCAGGAACTGATCCGTTCCATTGTGATATACCAAAACCATAACCATAAGATTGTGCAGCCGGACCCACTTTCTCGTAAGGCTTGACTGCAATACTTCCACCTGTTGACACAGTTGCACCAGCATTAGAACTTTGTGTAATTGTAAAAGTTGTTGGCGTTGGAACTGCTGTTACTTGAAATAATTTATCTTCAAAGTCTGATGCATTAAAACCTGTACCACCTGGTAATGTTACACTATCAAATAATACTATATCTCCAGGTTCTAAGTTATGTGACGTAGAAGTTGTTATAGTACAAACGGGATCATTATTAGTTGTTGCAATTGTAGAAGAACTCAATGTAGATTTTAAAGGTGTAATGTCATGTAATTGTCCTTCAAAATATAATAGTAAAAATTTATCTGTTCCTAATGCAACGTATCTGTTTCCATTTAAATCAACGAAGGCATGAAGTTTTCTTGCAACTCCTGTAACAGAGTCTGATACTAAAGAAGACCAACCACCTACTTTTTCTGGTAGACCATATCTAAATCTAACATTGTCAGAATCTATCCATCTGTTCTCCGCACCTGCAGTTGTATCTTGCTTGTCAATTCCAGGTAAAAAATTATATTCAACAAGGGCCATGGTCCGTGCTCCTATATATTATCTTTGTAAGCCCAGCCTCTTGTCGAATCCACAAAAACTAATGTGAATGCTGCGCCATTTGTAGTTAAAGTTAGATTTGCAGCGTTTGATAGAATATTAGATCCGTTTCTATTAATAATTAAATTGTTAGAGTTAAAAGTTCCTCTTGCATCAATAAATGAAACTTCCGAACCAACTGAAGGTGATGCAGGTAAAGTCACAGTAATAGGGTTAGCTGTTGTATTTACAAATATTTGATCACCATCTACCGCTGTATATGCAGTTATTGTTGAAGAGTTTAAAGTTACATATCCTTTATTACGAATACCAAGACTAACATTTGTACCATCAGAATATACCAATGATTTAGATCCAACTGGTAATACGACTCCAGTCCCTGATACAGTTTTAACTGTTATTGTATATAATGTGGATGTACCTCTTGTTGTTGCATCTTCAAATATAATAATTCTTTCAGCTCCATCTGGTATAGTTACATTTCTATTTGCACCTAATGTACCAGTTAATTTTATATATAAATTTTTACCATTTGATGTTGCACCATTGTCAAGTGCCAAAGTTAAATCTCCAGAGGCTAATTGAGCTGAAGACAAATAACCTGAAGATAATTGTTCTAAAATCTGTAAGTTTGTATTAGTGATTGTACCCCAAAGACCAGCCTTTTCACCTGTTGCTATAAGTTCTAGTTTTGAATTTGTTGAATAACTTGATGCCATAATTCTCCTAATACGGGTCTATTGGTGTCCAAACTTGGCTAACACCTGGGTTAACGTCGTTCCAAGTAATAATACCCGCGTCTTTTACTGCTAACGTCATCGGTACACCAGTCGGTGATACGTTTGCCGCCGCTGTAATACTAACACTTCCTGTGCCAATGGTCAATGCATTTCCTGTGACTGAAACGTTGGCTGCCGCTGTTACTGTGATTGTACCTAAACCTAAAGTAAATGGTGTAGCTGTAGGTGTTACATTTGCTTTACCACTGATTGTTAGTGACCCAAAACCTAAAGTTAAAGGACTACCAGATGGAGTTACAAAAGCTCCTGCTAACGCAGAAGAACTTCCAATTGAAAGAGTTAGTGCATTACCTGTTACATTAACAGTGACGTTCGGGTTAAAGAACGATGTTGATATTGGAGCACCAGATATGGAAGTCAGGCCGAGCATCTATTACTCTCCCGACAAAAATTCGTTTTGTAACTCTAAATATTTAGCTTTTATATCTTCTATAGGAATAGGAGTTGTGCCATCATGCCAATCTATTTCTATAGTATCTATATCCGATCCTCTAGTAACCACATTTGCGTTAGGATTTATTGCTAATATAGCATCTATTACTTTAACAGCATCTCTTAATTTTGTAGACATTATCCAGCTATCTCCATTAATACTATTGTTGAATTCTCACTACCAGTTCCCTGAACTCCAACGTTGGCTGTTCCCTCTGGTGATTTCATTTGAGTTTTATAAGTAGTCGCAGAAGTTGTTGAAGGAGAATCTAAATAATTTACACCACAAGTTCCAATAGCCATAGATTCTGCATCTGTACTGTAAGCAGCGTGATTTGAAAAAGCCAATAAATCAGTTGATCCTCTCATTAATTTTAATTCTATTTTATTATCAGTAGAACCAGCAGATTTATCACATCCATTTTGAAATACAGTTACTAAAACTTTACTCGATGTTGCGGAAGGAGTTATACTTGCAGTTAAAGTTGTATCAATAAAACTGTTTGCTGAACTTCTAGTTTCTGTGGCAGTGCTTGCTTGAACCACTTGAAGCACTTTCCCTGATGTAAAGCTAGTTGCACCTGTACCACCATTAGCCGTTGGCAATGTTCCTGTAACCTGGCTTGTTAAATTTATGCCAGATATGTTTGTGCTATTATTTGGTCCTAGTCTAGTTATTGCCATAATTTATCCTATGTTATAATTTTCATAATTCCTAAAGTTGTTCCTTGATAATCTGATTCAGCAACAAGAGAACCGCTATCATCTGTTTGCATAAAACAATACATTTGTATATAATCATTTACTGCAAGTGTCTCTAAAAACCCACTTCCAAGAGTGACTTCTCTTGTTTGGTTTGTACTATCATCATGATCATAATACATGAAAGATTTAATTGGTGTGCCATTTTTATATATATTACACTGTGCTCTTTTTAGTTTATTGTCGCTATCATAAAGTCTTAATTGCGGTAAAATTAAATAAGTTCCAGCAGTTGCAACTGTAAATCTATCATTACTTAAATCAAATATACTAGATGCACTTTCATTTATAACTGCATCAAATGCAATTAATGTATCTGTTCCATGAGAAATAGTTTGATCACTGCTTATTTTAACAGTAGTAAAAGGAGTGTTAGTTCCACCAACAGCAGAGCCATCATTCTGTAAAGTTCCTATAATATTAGTAGTGTCACCAGATGCACCGATAGTAATCGTGTTACCACTTTCGTTGATAATGTTATTACCGTCTGTGTCCTGTATCGTGTCTACTTTTAATATACTTGTCATTATGCTCCTATTTTATATGCTCCGAAATATGTTATTGGATATGAATCGCCTATAGCGTTAGCAGATCCAGACAAAAAATTACAAAGACCAAATAATTCAAAATAATCGGATGAACCATTTGCTTCTAAAATAATCATATTACCAGCAGAAATGTTTGCTGCTTCAGCAGGAATATGAGTATGTAATTGTAATTGAGCTGCTATTGATCCATTTTTATAAATGGAAGCTGACGCAGAAGCGTTATTACCATCTCCAGCACTTGTTCTTACATTTGCATAAAAACAATATTTACCAGCAACTGTTGGAGTAAATCTATAATTAGTAGAGTTATCGTAGCAATTGTCAGTATCAAAACTTTCAGTATCAGCTTGTATTTTTTCGTTTGTATTATCTGATAGTGTTTGATTAGAACTTACAAATGCTTGAAAAGCTGGATAATTTTGTCCAGTTAATCCTACACCACTAGCAATAGTAATAGTACCAGAACCAGAGCTAGTTGTTATTGTTCCTACTTTTAATGTTCCGTCTGCCATATTATAACGCCTCTATTTCTGCATCAGTTAATCCCAATGCTTTTAATTTGTTTTGTGCAGATATTTTATCATTCGCTTTTTGTGTTTCAGCATCTTTTATTTCTTGTATCTTAGCATTTACTTCTGCCTCTGTTGGCATAGTAGCACCATCTTTTATAATTTTAATATTAGCATAAGTCATTCTTTGGTCATTAGGAATTAAATTTCCATTGTCATCTTCTTTTTTCCAACCATACCAATTCCCACCATTGAAAGTTTGTAACGCTTCTTGTAAATAATCTCTATTCATTTTACGTGTCCCCCAGACGAATAAATAATGCATGTGTTCTGTTAGTGTTTGTGTCTCCTTCAAAAACAGTACTTCCAGCAGTAGATGTTCCAAATTTAACTTTATGAGTTGAAGTATCTGTAACATCTAGTATTATTTCTGTAGAAAAATTGCCATAGGCACTACCAGTATAAGCTGAGTCATAACTATCTGCAGCATTATTATAACTACTATTGTTTGTAGTTACATAAATAATTCCACCTATATAAAGTCTTGCACCACCATCAGCGTACATATTACCTTTAAAAGATACATGATAAATGCCTGTCGATGGAAATGAGAAAACTCCCGAAGATTCTGTCATTCCAGTTCCTATTTGTGCATAACCATAGCTATCTGCTCTTTCCCAATTGGTAGTTAAATCTGCTGTTCCAGATCCAGATTTTGAATAATTAGTAGTTAGTCGCCACATATCCTCCATTGTAATTCCACCAAATCCTGTAGCTGTTCCAGAGTTAGCAATCGTAACTCCAGATGGTACATTGATCGTATCACCACTTACACCTAAAGTAATAGTAGATGTGTTTGTGCTTCCAACTTGTAACGTCGAAGTTCCTGATACTGTATCAATAGTGTTTGTTTCTAACTTACTCATTATAAAATTACAAATGTACTCCCTGATGGAATCGTGATCGTACCACTAATAGTTACTGGTCCAACCATTGCTCCGTTTGTTGAGCCCGCCATCGACAATGATGTCAATGTCTGAGCGTTTTTTACAAAAAAATCTGTTGATAAACTTGCTGCACCTACTGTTGCATCTGTTGGTTTTCCGATGTCAAAAGTGTTACCAAGAACAATACCAAAAAAAGTATCTGAACTAGCAGGATTTCCTGTGAACGTAATCTGACTGCCCGATATTGTGAATGCACTTATCGGTTGCTGTACGACGCCCGAGACAGATATAATTACGGATGCTTCTGTTTCTGGAGATACAGCAGTACCACTGACCGTTAGGTTAAACGGTCCCGCAGTTGATCCAGTAAACGATCCTGATATATCGTCTAAAATCTGATACGCTCCCGTGAGCGGAACTTTTCCTACATAAGCCATAATTTAATTTCTTTACTCTGTTGGAATTGGGTTTGCAGTTTTGACAGCTGCTACGTGGTCTTCCCAAGTAGATGTACCATCTTTTGAATCGTGGTACTGCATGTCGAGCTGTGAGCCCCAATCACCATAGGCGTTTCGTCTTGTAGCTCTTACTGCATTTTGTCTCTCTTCGAGATCTGCAGCTGAGTCTACAGCGTTCAGTTGCTCATCAG